TATTTCTGAACCATATTTTCATATGATTCAGTCAGTAATAATCCAACATATTCAAGAATTGCAGGATCTTCACATTTTCCCAGCTTTTGACAAAAGTCATCATAGTATTGTTTACCATGAAGACACGCTTCAAACAGAGATTCACATACAATGTTTCGCCAAATTTCTAAATCGAAATTTGATAAATCAGTGTATGTGTAAGGTGATTCAAGTGATCGAATCATCAATGGAGCTACAACATAATTCTGTAACAAACTAAAACTTCTCTTAAGAAATTGTAGTTTATATATAGAATCATATTTACATTCAACTCCATCTTTGTTGCCAGGGGTGATGGTGTGACCAATATTTTCCATAATACTTTTAACAGTAAGATAGTTATATTGTTCACAATATTCATCACTGACAGATGATATCTTATCGTCGCCGAAAGATACCTCATGTACATGGTGTCGAAAATCAACCAGTGATGTATTTCCAGTTAATTTAATCCATGCATAGAATGAATATATATCATTAGCTATACAATTAAGTACAGTAGTAAGATAACATCCACTCTTATTACCACGCTCAGTTTTATATATGGTGTCATAATCAACTATATAAGTTTCAATATTTTCCCACATAGCAACTTCACGAGCTTTATCCCACTCATCAGGTTGTAGTATTTGAATTACTTCTCTCATAATTTCAAAAACAGTGATCATAATTTCACGATGTAAAATTTTATCATAATTTTTGAAATCTAAATCAAAGCATTTCTCATACACATTCATGTGATCATAAATGGCTTTCCAACTTAAGGAATGTGGATCAACGCCAATAGCATGGTGTAGTTCTAATCCGCACTTAGTATAGGCCTCTTTAAAGGCGCCATATAAGGATGCGTCAAATAGTACACTATCTACTGACATGCAAGTAAAAGCACGAGTAGCTCCTTTCTTAACTTTGTTAAGAGGAATTACAGTGTCTTTTAACTTGCTGTTGCCAAAGCTAAGAAGACGA